GGTGTGTTCAAGCAACAACTGTTTGTGGTCCAGACAGCTGTACATAATGCCTGTAGCTAATTGGAACATTAGGTTAATCTGAGAACCAAACGCAAAACGTTGGCTGCCAGACCACTTACGCAGATCACGAGTGTTCTTATTAGCGATTGGAGTCTGATCAATAATGCCAGCACACTCATCAATTAACGTCTGCAACTTATCAGTTTGAGCATTACTAACCGCTAACTTAACTTTAGAATCAAACAATGTCTGACTGTCTTCTAACTTAAGTGTTGCTTGTAAACCTGCAATCATAGCTGCCTCAGCAATCTTAGCTTTGTTAGCTTCTTGTTTAGCTGCTACTTGTGCTTGTAACTCTTGAATGTTTACTGTAGTCATGTTTTATTACCTTACTTTTTGGTTGTTAATACGTGAAAAGCCCCAACATTGGAGCCTTTTTTAATATGTATATGTGTGTATGTTAAATTTGAGGGTTTTTGGAACTTTGTGTGTACTTAAAGTCGTTTTACTCTACAAGTACCATTAAAAGTTTCTATGTCACTTCTTTCTATGCCTAAGCTAACTAACTCGGTCGCACATTTACCTTCTTTTAAGTAAATTTCGAAGCTATCTGCAACCATATTAACTAGAGCTATAGTAGATATTATTAGTACTACTAAGCTAAACAGTATCAGTAGTTTGTTTTTCATTACTAATTCCTAAAATAGTTTTTAGTAGGTTTATTCCTTGCTGAATTTCTTTAACTTCCCAGCTCTCTACAATACAGTTCTTAGGCAATTTACCGTGTAACTGTTTATACAACTTGCAGTAGAGCTTTACGCTGTCTTTTTTAAGCATAGTAATTACCTTTTCTTATTAGCTCGCTTACGTTGATTACGTGTCAAGTTCTTGTAACCTACACTAAATGTATTAGGTGGTCCTAAAGGCCTAACTTCTTCTACCTTATTGTTAAACTCTTGAAGTAGTTTAGTATCTTCAGGTCTAGCCTTAAGTCTAAGTGATTCACTTTCACCTACACACTGGCCATTCTCTACAAACCCACCAGCAATAGGCATATAGCCAAATTCTGTCATACTTCTAGCAAATTCTTTGTGAATAATTCTTCCAGGAAACACCATAATTACTTCTACATGTGCCCTATCTATAAACGTAACAAACTTAATTTCCATAATAATTCCTTATTCGTATTCAATAACAATTACTTTCTTGTGCATAGAGTGCATGGTACCTATCATATCTTTGGTACCTCTACTTCTACCGTTCCAAAACGCTATAAGCATATCTGCAAACTTTGCCATTTCGGTATTACGTTTCATACCGGCCATCGCGTTATACTCTCCATACGCATTTACTTTTCTTCTACAAGGCTTACTCATATCTTTCCAATCAGCTGGAAATTCATGTACTACTAAGCCTTCTCTATCAAATATTTCTTTAGCCATGAGGTCAGCACCTTTGGCCATACCACAGACCAATTCGGGTTCTTCCTTTAACTTTTCAAATAACTTTTTAAGTTCACTTCCCATTAAAGCCTGATCTGTAAAACTTCTAGTACCAGCAACTATAATTTTCATAACAATCTCCTATAAATCACGACCTTCTAAGTTCATAGGCAGCAATGCTTTACCCAAGTACTTGTTTATTCTATTTTGCCGAGTAATAAAAGTAACTCTAGCCACATGTGTAGCCGTAGTTATATTCTTTATTTTATTAGCGTTTTTAAGCTTATATCTTAAGTTATAGTTATTCATTACTTAGCTCCTTCAATAATACGTTTAACTTCAGCATCGCTAGTACTACAATTTATGTCAGATTCTTTAACTCTCTCAATTATCGCTAATTTCTTAACACAACCTTCGTAGTCTTCAAGCCAATCAATAGCTGAAAACTCTGGTGCATCTTCTAAGTTCAACGCATCGAATACATCAGGAGCAAAAGCTCTTTTTTCTTCCCACTCAATCATTGAAAAGTAATGAGTATCGCTAAAACTTTTGTTCCAATAAACTTCACTAAAACCTTTAGTTTCAACAGGAGGATTATTTACGTACATTTCGTATGAAGTTGCTACATTGCACACTTCTACGAACTCACCGTCTTGTTTTTCCAGTACCGCTAGACACTCAAGGTCTAACTGATTAGTTTTAACCAAGTGTGCTATTTTGCTCGCTAAAGCTTTTGATTCAAATGCAAAATCATTCATATCCAATTCCTTTCAAGTTAGAGCAGCACTACTAGGTACTGCCCATACAATTATTAAAACGTTATTATGTAAAACCTATCGTCCAGTATTTCTTCCAACACAGGACACACATCTTCCCAGCTGAGTTCTCCATGACCTGTTCCAGGTCTAGGTATCACTACCTTTTCCCAACCATACTGGTCAGCCATCTCAACCAACTCTAAAGCACTTCTAGCAATTATCTGAATATCAGCAACACAGGCCCAACCAGGCACGTTACTACCAGCTCTAAATTGAGATTGCATATGCTTTACTACTTCAGAACTTTTTCTAATCTTACTTCTAGCCGGTTTAACAGGGAAACTAAGTATCTCCCTACCTTCGTGAACCATAATACGATTCACTCTATTACCTTTACGGTCAATCTCATGACCTAGCAAAAGCGGTACCCTTGGGAAGTACTCTGCTAACGTTTTAGCACAGCCTTTACCCATTACGGCTTCACCATTATTTTTAACAAAGCCATTAGTTGTGACACAAAACGCATCACACTCTTGGTTAAACAAGTTACCTCTAATTTGTTTCATAGTTATTCCTTAGCTATTAGTAACCAAGCATCTCTGTACTCTTGACTACACTGTTTCCACATGTAATCAACTTGGTTACTGTTTAAATTTAAGTGCTGTTTATATAATTTTTTAGCCTTAAGAGTTAATTCATCATTTAAAGGCCAATCTGCATCACAGACACAACAGGTACCTTTGTAGTGGTACCCATTAGTACAGTTGCACGTTTGCATAATTCTATCCTTTAAGTCTTACTAAGTACTCTACTAACCAAACCTTTGGAGCTACCATAATTTTGAGCCATTCCAAGTTTATTAATGCAATACCCGCTGCCGTAGCAATGATAGTCACCATTACAATTCCGAATACAATTGTCTGTCCTCCGGTATTGAGAATATCACAGTTGAATTTTCCTTTTTTAAACGACCCGTCCTTATCGGAGTTATAAATATTTTTAATACTTCTTGTTGCCATTAAAGGCACAGCAATTAATAGTATTAGGCCTATTATCGCGTATATAAGTTCTTGTATAGTGAACCAAACAAGTAACTCTTTTATATACGCAGGTAGTTGGTCTGACATAAAATCAATACCTTTTTCTAAACTATTTAAAGCTTTGTCTAGTGCTTTTTCTAGCCTACTTTCTAAAGTACTCATAATTATTTCTCCAGTATCTTATTAAGCTTATTTAATATACTTCCATAAGCTTCATTGAAACCTCTGTCGTAATCGTCATTAGAACCAGTTTCGATTTCTACTTCTATGTGCGTAATTAAACGCTTAATACTTTCTGTAGTATTGTTAACAGGCTTACTTATTTGCGATACGAATAGCTTTCCTCTTAAGTCACTTAACTCATTATTTTTAATACCTAAGTCGTTAACTAACTGGTTTATTTTTATTTTAGCATTGCCAGAGTTCAGATTTAACTTGCAGTTTGCTATCGATAGTTCAGCAATTATTTTGCTTTGCTGTTCCATCATATCCATTATTGGACCTATAGCATTATGCTTTACTATGCCATTAGTACCTTTAGTTTCTAGGTACACTGCACCGTTGTTGTTTACTAGTGTGTACTTGTCGTCTATAGCTATAGTTTTTTTCATGGTATTTTCCTTAAGTGTACTTTTGTGTATATATTCAGGCTAGTGCCTAAATGAGGTTAATTTTTTAAATATTTTAGGGAGTTTTTAGCAACTGTACTGCAACTGGTAACCATATACGTGGAAACTTGAACCGTTACCTTAGAAATTATTAAAGTCTCTTAGAATGGATTACAGAGCCTATTCTATCCTACTAGTTTCTTTAAATATTCTATCCTATAAGCATTGCTAAGCTAGACCTTTCAGCCTAGCTTTGCTAACTAACTAAAGTCTAACTCTCTAACTTCAGTTTCATCAAGTAACTCTGTTAAAGCTAATTCATAATCACTCATTTCAGTCTCCATATTCCAGTTATTAAAGTTATTAGTGCAAAACCTATCAATATCAATAGGTAATTATTATCTTGGCCTAGCCACACTAGACCATTTGCTATGAATTCAGCTATTTGCATAACTAATCCTTTACTTAATTAATATTATTGCAGGCTCCGCAGAACCTACTAAATATCAATCAAACTTCAAGGCATCTATAGCCTTAATGTTATCATTTACTTTCTTTATATCCGCTTCAGACATCGCGAAGTCTTTATTCAGGTAACCTTTAGCTACCTTTGCTTTGTGGTCTCTATTATATTTATTAGACTCACGACTAGCTACTTCGCTTAAATCAACAATCGGGTTAAACAATCCCAGCTTATAAACCACTGCCAGTGCTACCAATACAATAAATATTAATTCCATAATTTTTCTCCAATTAATTCAAGTTAGTCAGCCAAACCATTCAGCCAACCTAATACCAAAGATGTAAATAAGCCTAAAGCCTAAATGCTTGCAAAGATGTAAATAGAGAGGTGGAAAAGGTGGAAGGTGTTCTGTCCTTTAAAGGTGGAGAAAAAAAGCTAAAGGCCTACCGTAAGGTAGACCATTAGCATGACTTCTAAAGGAAGTCTGTGTCGTATTCTTCGACATTGCTTGCCACTTTGTTGATGCAAGCCCAAATAAACTTATTATTTGGACGAAGTCCTATATTAATAAGTTCCTTCTGCATACGTGTATAGTCAGAAGCGGTATCGATCTCGAATTCCGCAATAACTGTTTTAACTGCTTCTTGTTGCTTAGTAGTAAGTGTAGCCATTTTATGTTACTCCATTAGTTAGGCTGAATTGCCACATATGAAAATAAAGGAGTCCCTCAAGTGAAACGGGGGGGGTCTGCTAAGCTGGTTAAGCCCGCTACAGGAGAACTACCCCTCTAAAAAATAAAATAAATTCTTCATACGGGGCAGCCCTCCAAAAAATAAAATAACCCTACGTGTGGGATTTTGAAGTATTCCCAAAAAAATTTAAAAAATTTACTTATGTGGGATCTGCCACCGATAATATTAACTACTGGCCCCCCAATGCTACCCGTAGTTTCTAGAAAATGTGGCAGGTACCTCTGGTAAAAAAAGGGTAACTACAAGTAGATATTAATTATGTAAGTTACCCTTTCTGAAAATAGGTAGGAAAAAAGGGTAAGGGTTTCCCTTTTTTAAAGTTATTTGTATACTTAATTTTAATGGTGTATACTTTTTTGCAGTTAATGATTACAAAAAATAATAAGGGTAACATAATGGGTAAGATGACAAGACTTGATAGTAGAACAATACAGGATTTGAAACTTTTAAAGGGAGTTAGAGGTGGTGGTACCCATGCGGATTTAGTGGGTGAATTGGTGTTTAATGAGTTGATGAAAAGTTTTGCTGTTGTATCTGGTGGTGAATTTGCACCGGTTGGTAGTGTTGTATGTTACGGTGACGATGTACCGCTTATTGTGGAAGCTGTTGAGAGTGGTAAAGTAATTTTTAGTAATGGTACCCAAATTGTTAATGGTGGTACTGTTAGTTACCAGCTGGAAGTGTTAGCCGATTCCATCAGTAGTTATGAGGGAGGTTTTCATAATGGGTAGTAAGTTTATTTTAGAATGTGATAAGGCCAGTGAATTGGAATTAGACCCTTTTTCAGAGCTTACTATGACGTATACAGCTGATGGTTTTAATGAGTTAAAGAAGGATATTAAAGATAAAGGGTTATTAGTGCCTATTATATTGAGAGATGGGAAGATATTGGATGGAAGACATAGAAGAAAAGCGTGTGTAGAGTTGGGGTTGGGGTTGGTGTGCCGCGACGTAGGTTGTATTAGCGATGACGAGGCCGTAGATATAATAATTAGTAATGCGCTTAATAAGACGACTTCTACAGATGCTGCCAAGGTAGAAGCTTATGTGATGTGTAAAGCTAAAGGTCTTAAGAATGTAGATATGCCAAAATCTTTTAGTAGACTGAATGGTAGTTGTATTAAGAAAATTGCGTATATTGAAAAGTGTAACAGTGCTTATTTAAGGGCTTTACTTAATCAGAATAAGGTTACTTTATACAATAAGGAGTACAACAAGGTAGAAGACTATGGGACTATTCATGGATTGTGGAGAACGTTGAAGGAGAACAGTAAAAGAGAAAAGGAGATCATAGAAGTTCAGACTGCAGGTGCCCAGGATATGGATTTTACTTTAGATGTTGGTGAGTACTTTGGAAATTACCAAGCGGAGAAAGAGTATTGGGAAGTTTATAATTTAGGTAAGATGAACGGTGTTAATTTACACCCTGCTACGGCTTTAGGTAGTAAGATAGCAACACTTATAAAGACCAAGTATTTGTAGTTGTTATAGGATGTGCTAGAGTGGTTGCACAAGTACATGAATAGTATAAAAATATGTATAGTAAAAGTGAACCACTCAGCTACGAAGAAATAAAAGAAATTTTAAGAGATATGATGGATGCCGAAGAAGTATGTGAGGAGTTAGACTTTGAAGGTGAGTAAAAATGGTATCTTGTACGTACTGCTTATAGAGCTTGAAGATAAGCAACTCGTTAAAATTGGTATTACGACTAGGAGTATTGAAGAACGGGTATCAGAAATTCTTTTAGAGGTATTTAAAAAATACAGATACTTCCCTTACTGCAGACCTAAACGATTCAGAAACACTTCAGATATTGCCCACAAAGAAAAAACCCTCCATAAAATATTCAAAGATAAACAATATAAGACTAGTAAAAAATTTGGTGGTCATACAGAACTTTTTGATGTGCCTTTAGAAGACGTAGTTTTGGAGTATGAAAAGATTATAAAGGATGTTGTAGAGGAAACAGTGACTTAGATTGTCTTAAAATGGTATGTTTGCTAGACTTCAAAGAAATTACGTACATAAATATACAGAGTAGAGGTACACATGGGTAATTTAGTAACCATAGATGATGTTAAACAGGCAATGCCTAACAGGAAAAATTCTATTACTCAGGAAGCCGTAGATATTATTAATAAGTCTATGACGGAACCTGAATTCCAGGGTGAATCTCTTGTACAAACCGCAGCAACTTACGAAAGTATTTTAAAAGGTACCAGAGCTTCTATACCTGAGTACCTTAACGCAATTAGATTTTGTGCTTACATGATTACGAACGACTCTAATTACACTGAAGCCTACAAAAAAGTTTTTATAGATAGAGAATTTGTAAAGGCAAGAGCAGATTTATCGACAGATGACCCTAGGTACGCAGAACTTACAAGTGCCGCTTCACGCTATAGACGGTCTAAACTAGTTGTAGATATTTTAACGGCTAGTCAAGTACCTTTAGATTTAATATTTTCAGGACATAGGTACCGTGCAATAGGTGTTTTGGCCGAAGTAATGGAGTTTGGTAAGTTTGCTAGGGATAGAGTTAATGCCGCTAAAGAATTATTGGCAGCTACTGCTGGTGCAGATCATGTCAAAATTGAACTTGATGTTGGTGTTAAAGAAGACAGTGCAGTTAAGCAGCTTAATGATCAATTAGCTGAGATAGCGCACAGACAACAAGTACTATTGGACAGCAATGCTTCCAGCCTAGAAGAAATAGGCTCAATGAAAGTTATAGAGCATGAAGGGTAACAGGTAAACTTATGATTGATCTTAAAAAATTAGAACACGTAGAAAACTTTATAACTGCTGTAGGAAATACAAAAGAAGTGGAAGGAATACCGGTAAAGTTTATAGTGATTGTAGGTAACTTTACTCCTTCGGTGCTTATAGCCAGGCTAGTCAGTATGAACGAGAGTGTAAAAGTCATCAATAATAAAACAATAGAAATAAATAATGATATTAATGTGCTACTAGAGAACAATAATACGTACAAAATTTATGGCGCAAGAGTAGGCAACATAAGACCTGATACAGCTATAGTAGACTCTTCAGGTGTAGAAGATTTAGATAAGTGGAGGGAACTACTGTACTCAGGAGTAGCACAGGTATTAGCTCCTGCCAAGCCAAGGCTGCTTCAGACAGTGTTTACACATGATAAAAATTTAAAATAGAAGAGTTGCTATGATTGACGATATTGATAAACCTTTAAGCAGTATAACTTCAGCTGTTAGAGGGAAACCAAAATACATTCCTAGTGAAATAGCTTTAAAGTTTATAGCTTTCATTAGAGCTACAGGTAACGAAGAATTCAGCTCACCTGAAATACACTACAAGATGGCAGATAAACTGTTCAGTGCGGAGAAAGCAGATAAGAATGTGCTTGAAGAGTGTTGTCGTGGTGTTGGTAAGTCTACTATTGCAGAGTATGCCGTAATATTTGCAGCTGCACTTGGGGAGTGGCCAGGGTTTGGTAAATGTCCTTTTATTATTTTCTTAGGAGCTTCTGCTGAAGGTAACGTAAAACAATTCTTTAAGAACGTAGCTAATAAAATAGTGAACTCTAAATTCTTATCAGAACTTATTACTGTTAAACGTGTAACAGATAAAGAAATAGAATTAGTAAATGATGAAGGTGTAGAACTTTTTGTAGCCGGTAAAGGTATGAATGTTAACTGGCGTGGTGCAAGGTCTCCGTCTGGTGATAGACCAAGTATACTGTTAGCCGATGACATACTTCACAATGACTCTGCAACATCTGAAACTATTCGTAACACGATAAAAACTAATTGGTTTGCTAGTGCATTGCCTGCTTTGGCACCTAAACATAAAATTATCTACATTGGTACTCCAATAAGCGAAGACGATCTACTCCACCAGCTTAAAAACAGCGGTAGTTACAGTGTTATGCGGTTTCCTCTTTGTGATAAGTTCCCTGTTCCTGAAGATGAATATACAAGTGTATGGCCTGACAGGTTTACCTTTGAATACGCTAACGATATGTATAACCAGTTTAAGTCTGCAGGTACAACACAACTATTCTACCAAGAATATATGTTGGAAGTTACGGATTTAGCTACTCTTCTTGTTAATGAAGACGACATTAGATGGTTTGATCCGTCAGCACTGATGAAATCGAAAGGTAACTACAACTTTTACATATCTACTGATTTCGCTACAAGCACTAAAAAGTCCGCAGATTTCTCCACTATTGGTGTATTTGCTTTATCAAGTAATGGCGATTGGTTACTTGTTGATGGCCAGTGTATGAGACAAACCATGCAAGAGAATATTGATGACCTCTTTAGGTATGTTAAAAAGTGGAAACCGGTAAGCGTAGGTATTGAGAGTGCAGGACAGCAAGGAGGTTTCTTGTCTATAATCCAGGATCTTATGATCAGTAGAAACAATTGGTTTACCCTGGCCAGTAAAGAAGGAAGTAAAGAAGTAGGTATCAGACCTTTAAACGATAAAGTTCACAGATTTGTTACAGGTGTACAGCCTAAGTTTAAGCAAGGTAAAGTGTGGCTTCCCAAACCAGAGCTTCTTAAAACAAGTAACCACAGGTTATTAGCTTTGGTTAATGAACTTACTCACGAACTAAGTAGGTTTACACTGGCTGGTGGTGTTAAAGCTTTGAAACACGATGATGCTTTGGACCTACTTAACCAGTTGTCAGAAATGGAACTTTATTATCCTACTTCAGTAGCTGAAATGACAAGTGTTGAGATTGATGAAGATGGCACTATTTGGGAGTCTTTTTGGGGAGATGAAATGGAAGAAGAAGATACAGGTAACAGTACGGTTTTTTAAATAGCTTGTGATATACTATTTTTAACTTAAAAACCTTTAAAGGAAAGCCAAGTGTTAATAAGCGAATTGGTAAACCTAGCAAAATACAGTGAGTTATCTGGTGTAAGTGCCAAGGATGATATAAATGCAGTAGTTGCTTTTATAAACCTTGGCCTTTTAGAATTGTACGGCAGATTTCCTATAAAAACTGAAGAACATGTAATATCATTAGAAGACGGGGAATTCTACTATGACCTGCCTAAAGACTACATGTACACAATACAAGCGTTTGGTGAGGTATATATAGACTTTATCCAACACGCAAGAGAAATTGGTATTAATGATCCTCAAGATGATTTGAGTATATTTACTACTAACTGGAATAAGATACAGGTACCTTACCCTGCAACAGGTTCTTACATATCATTAATATACGCATCTAAACCCACTCCTGTTACTGTAGAAACCGCTGAAGATGGTACTACAGAATTAGACATACCTTTCTACCTAGTAGACCCTTTACTCCACTACATAGGGTACAAAGGGCACTTAGGAATAAGAAGTGACGCTCAATCTGAAAATAACGCACATTGGGCCAGATTTGAAAGGTCTTGTAATAGAGTTAGAAATGATAACCCATCATTTTTCGGAGACAGTATGGAAATGCCTAGCAGAATACATAATAGAGGTTTTGCTTAAACCTTTACAAACCAGAATTATAATTTTAAGGGGATTTAGGTGCGTAGACGTACAACTCTGCAAAATACAGGCATAGCGCTATCTAGAGAAATAGATAGTCGTTATGACTTAGTAAAATTAATAGCCGATAACATAGATTTGATAACAGATGTTGCAGATAAACTTGCAGGTCTTAAATCTTACTTAGGTACGTTTGATTCACATCCAGAAACAAATCCTAACGGAAATGAATTAAAAACCGGTGACTACTACTACAGTAATTCAGAAAATACAGAAGGTCTTCATTACTTTGATGGTACAGATAAAACCTGGTTTTCTGTAGAACCTCAACTGCTTGCTGAATATAAGGACAGGGCCGAAGCTGCTATAAGCGTAGTAGAACAAGGTTCTTCGGAGGTAGAAGCAACTGCTGAAGCAATGCTTTTAGAAGTACAAAAAGTAGAAACACTGGTAGCTTCTATTCAACAAAGTTTAGTTACTATAAATGAACACACTCAAGGTATTAGTGACAATAGTACTTCTATACAGCAGCTGGTTACTAACCTAGATGACTTATTGAATAAGTTTGATGAAGCTAATCACTGGTCCCAAAAACAGACGTTTGAAGAAGTAGATTCAAAAGTACTTAAAGAAAACGGTATACTGCTGAGTGAGTTATTTTTACCTATAGATGCGTTTCCAGATGGTGGTGAAGATGGCCAAGATGGTGTCAGTTCTTATATCCATGTTGCATACGCTAACAGCCTAGATGGAACTCAAGATTTTTCTAGGACGGTTTCACTAGGTACTTCATACATAGGAACTTATGTTGATGAAAACGAGCTAAGTTCTGAAAATCCTATCAGCTACAACTGGCAACGTGTTCAAGGTATAGATGGTGCCAAAGGAGATACCGGTGAAAAAGGAGAAAAAGGAGACACAGGTGACGTACCAACTTTAATAAACAACGGTGATGGTACTTTTACAATATCGAATGGAGAAGGTCAGTCAATAACTATTAGTAATGGAACTATAGGTAATGACGGACAAGACGGTTCTGATGGTGTAGATGGACAAGACGGTGAACATGCTCCTGTACCAACTTTTATCTATAGAAATTATACAGGCACACCTAGCACACCTACTACAGGAAGTTACGACTTAAATAGAGACCCTAAAGAAGTTGTACCTACTTACTGGTCCAAAGTAGTAAGTAATCCTGCTGTTAATGAATCTACTTGGATGTGTCAGCAAGTATACGTGTATAATTATTCAACTAGTTTGTGGGAAGGTTCTGGTTGGTCTGAACCTGTTAAAATGACGGGCCAAGATGGTATAAGTAAAACAGTATTTCCTATTAGGATTTACACTAGGGATTCTTCATTACCTAACACACCAGTAGGTGGGTCTTATAATTTTACAAGTAAAACTTTTACTGCACCTAGTGATTGGTCTTTGCTTATACCGGAAGGTACTGATCAGCTTTACGCAACAGTAGGTATAGCAGAATCAGATGCTAATGGTGGTGGAACTGATGGTGATATACCGTGGGAAGAACCTACAGCTTACACAGGTGTTAGTGGTGAATCTGGTTCTTCAGTGTATCAAGCTACTATATTCAAACGTTCAGAAAGTCCATTAACAATAGATGATACTCCACCAGTAAATGATGGGTCTTTTAATTTTACAACAAATACTTTAACACCACCTACAGGTTGGTTAGGAAGTGTTCCTGCTGGTGTTGACCCGTTGTATTCATCTACAGGCATATTCAGTGTTATTGGTGATACTGGCATAGATAACACGGTTAACTGGTCAGAACCTGCTTTAGTGGGTAGAAGTGGTGATGATGGTCTTTCTATACTACCCCAAGGTAGTTACCCAGAGCATCCTGAAAATCCAGAAACTAATTGGTCTTACTTTAATACTACTACCCGAAAGTACTATCTATATGATGGAAATTCTTGGGAAGTTATGGCCGAATCAGGTAGTACTATTTATGAAATTTATGAGTATTCTACTGATGGTATAAGTAATTGGCATTCAGAATTTACAACAGGTGACCTGTATAGAAGAAGTGCTACGGTAACTGATGACTCTCAAGGTACTTGGTCTAACCCAGCTAAACTTGCCGGTGTAGACGGTGCAGACGGGGATACTATTTATTGGGAGTACAGATACTCTACTGATGGAACTGCCTGGCATGATACTTTTGTAGATGGTGATCTATACCGACAAGAGCGATTGGTCACAAACGGTAATCCTTCTACTTGGTCAACTACTGCACGTATTAAAGGTACAGATGGTATCCCAGGAGACACGGTAGTTATTGAATACCAATACTCTATTAATGGGAGTACTAACTGGCACTCTAATTTCAGTACAGGCGATCATTATAGAAGGGAACGTTTAGTAACTAATGGAGTACCTGCCAGTTGGACAAGCGTAGGTTTAATAGTACCTAGAAAAGGCTCTGAATATTTTGATGGTGTATCAATAGTACATAAAGGTACTTTGGAAAATGCTCCCGCTAATCCAGAAGTTAACTGGACATACAAAGATAGTGATGATGGTATTGTTTACATATTTACAGACCAGCAATCATGGGAACCTATGATTTATGATGGTATAGGCCAAAATGGTTTATCTATTTTTGTAAGGTACCATGATAACGCTATTGATAATCCACCAAATAAACCTACTGCTACTAATGGTTTAAATAACGGGTGGACAGATGACAGTACTGGTTCTAGTAATTGGATGGTGCAGAAATCTGCAGTTAATTTAACTGAAGGTACTTGGGGAACTCCTTTCAGAATTACGGGTTTAAATGGTGTTGATGGTACTAATGGTTTAAGTACATTCACTTATCCTATATTTAAACGAAGTGCTTCTGCGAGTGTAAACACACCTTCAGGCGGTAGTTACAACTTTGGTACACAAGCTACGGTGCTACCTTCGGGTTCATGGTACTTAACAATCCCTAATGGCTCCGACCCTGTTTATGTTAGTTATGCAAGAGTAAGTACAGTAGGTGCAACAGGTGTAGAAACACCAACGTATACTGACCCAACTGTATTTGTAAAAAATGGTACAAATGGAACCCCTGGGG